TATACTGATGCAATATTTCTTAGATCCTTGGAATTCATGTTAATACACTAGTTCTTCTCGAAGTATTTATACATTTTCAGACATCCAACTACTAATAGCAGCATCATACTCAGCAGTATGCTTAAATGCTTCTAACATAAATTGCTTTCTTAATTCATCAACAGTAACAGAAGATATGTTACCATTCATTGCATCAAGATAAATTCCATACTGATTTGGATTAGTTAATACAGCAACATCCTTATAATTCTTTGCTGCCGATCTTACCATACTAGGACCACCAATATCAATATTCTCTATTGCATCTGCAAGAGTTACATCTGGTTTAGCAACTGTCTCTTTAAATGGATATAAGTTAACTGCAACAATATCAATCAATCCAATATCATTTGCTCCACGATCTAAATCATGTGCAGGATTTCCTCTTTGAGCAAGAATGCCACCATGAATCTTTGGATGTAATGTCTTTACTCTTCCATTCAGAATCTCTGGTGAACCAGTATACTCAGATACCTTCATTACAGGTATACCTTCTGCTTGAAGAGCAGCAGCTGTTCCACCACTAGATATAATTTCATATCCAGAACGAACTAACCCATCTGCGAAATCAACAATGCCGCTTTTGTTTGAAACACTTAATAATGCGTAGTAACTCATAAATCTCCTTCTTTACGGTTTTCTGAATGGTGAACATCAAACTCTCCACCAGGATATCTTGCTTTAAGTTTGTCTACATTCATCTCAATAATTTCATCAAATGTAGTATCTAATGCCATACATGCCTGTGCAATATACCAGCAGATGTCACCCAACTCTCTCTTCATATGAAAGACATTATCTTCATTGTAAGGTTTACCCTGTAAGATAATCTTCTTGACTACCTCAGTAAACTCACCTGCTTCAGCAGTAAGACCAAGTGCAGCAGTAAGTAATTGAGGAACATTACAATCATCCTCTGCTTCTAATTTACTTATTCTCTGCAAGAGTGATGCAAGATAAAGACTTTCATCACTAGTTACACCTTGAACGAATTCAAGGTATTTTTCAGTATCTACATTCACTTTACCAGACAATCCAGACACAACTCTTTCTGCTCTTGCCCGATCCTTTGGATCAGTAAAAGGATTTTCTGCATTAGGATCATTTCTTTTGTAATCATAGTAAGCGTCAGAATGTTCTATAGTCATTTTAAGATAAACGAATGTTTTTTGCTAGTCCAAGTTTCTTTAATAATACTATATGATACCACGTTAAGTCAACCTGTCCTGGTAAAATACCTTGCTTTGCTGAACTTGGAAATGCGTGGTGATTATTATGCCAACCTTCTCCAAAGGTTAATATTGCTACCCACTTATTATTACGTGAATTATCCTCGGTGTCAAATGGTCTTTCTCCCCATGTGTGCGTTGCAGAATTAACTAACCATGTCACATGATATACCACAACCAACCGAAGAAATATACCCCATAACACATAAGACCATCCACCCAAACTAAAAAGAAAGAACCCTAAAGGAATCTGTAGAAATAAGAACCACTTATCTAACCATTTGAAGTAAGGATCCTTTCTCAAATCTGCTGTGTATCTATATGCTTCTTTTTCAGCAGGAACATCAACAAACATCCATCCTATATGACTCCACCAAAATCCTTTGTTCATATCATGTGGATCTGGATCTGTATCAGAATACTTATGATGCTGACGATGTATTCCTGCCCATGTGATAGGACCATACTCTGCACTTAATGCTCCACAAGTTGCAAGGATTCTTGCCACCCATACAGGAACACTAAATGCTCTATGAGATAATAATCTATGATACCCTAGAGTAACACCAAGACATGCCGTAACCCAATACAAAATAAAAAGAGTTGCTACTGCTCCCCAACTCCAAAATTGAGGGGACAATGCAACTCCTGCGAGAACATGTATTACCAACATGAATATAATTGTTGGCCATTTAATATTCTTCAAAACTTAAAATCGTTAAAGGTTTTCTTAATCTTCTTATCTTCAGGATTATACTCTTCTTCTTGTCCACTGTCAACTATATCTTCTTGTGCCTTCTGTTCACAGTCATATAGTCTCATCTTAGCACGATCTATACCAACAACAAATCTCTTATTCATCGTAGGATCATTATACCTATTCTTCAACTGCTTAACCATTATCTGATTCAACGGTTCCAAGTCTTCTGTAGAAATAAGGGCAAACATAAGGTCAGCAGTAGCAGGCAATCCAAAGGATTCAGAGGTGTCAGTAAGCTCAACGTCACTACTACCGTAACCGCTACGAGTAGTTTGAGTGGCAGATACAATCGGAAGGTTCGCCTCAACTGCGAGACCCCGTAATTCTTCTGCGATTGCTTTGATGAATGAGTAGGAGTTGACATTACTTCCTGCCCTGTAACGAGAGGATGAACATATGTTTAGATAATCTATGAATATTATATCAGGTCTGAAAGACTTTTTCAATGCCAACTCTTGAAGTAATGCTTTGAAATGTCCTGAATGTGCAGAGGCAGTAGGATACTCTTTAATAATTAATGTTCCCTGTGTCTTTTCCGCAAGATTAGTAACCTTACTTTCAAACATAGGTTTAGGTAAATCTGTTATGTCCTGTATATTGACATTAAGTAAATTAGCATCGATCCTCTCCGCAATCTTTTCCTCTGCCATTTCGAGAGTGATGTAGAGGACGTTCTTTCCTTGGAGCAAAGCACTGCTAGCCACATGACACATGAATAAAGACTTTCCAACCCCTGTGCCAGCGAGAGCAATGTTGAGAGTCTTATTCGGTAGACCTCCTTTCGTAATCTTATTGAAGTATTCGAGATCAAATTCGAGTTTGTCTTCCTTCCTGTGATACGATTCATACCTTGCCTCATAGTCGTTTAAGTAATCATGCCCTATATGATTATCAAAAGAAACAGCCAGAGCATCAGACAAAATGGTAGGAATAGCATCCCTTCCTTTAGTTTCATCCTTACCATCTGCAAGTTGGATAGACTCCATCAATGCCAAATAGATAGCACGATCTCTACACCACTTCTCAGTGGTATCTACCAACCATGTAAACTCAGATGTTTCATCAGTTAAAGAAGTAATTAGATCAGTAACTTCCTTAAATGAAGAATCATTTATATCCTGTCTCTTCTCTGCTTCTATACAAAGAATCTCTTTCGTTGCAGGTTTATTATACTCCTCAACAAATTTAACAATCTCCTCGAATACAACCTTCTGGTTGTAGTCTTCAAAATAATCTGCCTTAATAAAGGGCACAACCTTTCGGACATACTCCTCATTATGAATGAGATTACGTAATATTAGAAATTCAACTTTGTCCATGAGGCACATCAAATACAAAGGTTATCCTGGTCTCGTCACCAAGATTCACAGTCCCATGTGGTATCTTATTATTAAACCACAATAATGTTCCTGGGTCAACTATTATACTTTCATTTCCTACAAAATATTGATACTGTCCTTTAATTGATAAGTGATACCTATTCTTATCCAAGTAATAAGTTCCTTCATCAATATGTGCTCCCACTATTTCATCAACAGGTAAAGCAAGAAAACCACACCTACGTATATCAGAGAACTGTTCTCCAAGATACTTTAACACTTCAGTGTGATGCTCATAGGCAGGAGTAGGAATACATATCTCTGTGTTACCTACATCTTCTCCCTTCTTTGTGATCCCACCCATAACCAATTGAAGGATATCAACTGATGTAATGTATTGATGAGGATCTTTAATCTCTGCATTCTCTAAACCTTTTTGAGATCCCCAATCACTAGGGTATTGATCTAGCTGTGCTTTAATTTTAGATACATCAATTCCCTTTTTAAGGATTTTAATATTATCCATAACTGAATAAGAAATCATTCACAAGACTATCTGCCTTCTCCTTACCAAACTTACCAGCAAGAAATCCTCCTACTGGATCTAGTTTAGTCATGTAAGTATCAAAGTCTTTATAAAGACTAGTATCAGTTCCAGTTGGTTTTGCTTTCTCTAGCATATCAATATAACATTGAAGATACTTTTCAAACATTGGAAGATGAGCATCAACCTCATACTCATTAACATACTGTATATAAATGTTCTTTGAGAAATGATTACCTGGTTCAAAGAATCTATAATCACCTCTTCCTATCGGCAATCCTTCAACCTCAAAAAGAAAATCTTCAGTTGGATGTTGAAAGTCAAAGACTATTATAATTTTCTTTGGAGAAAACTTCATCAAGTCCATACCAAAACAAGGCAGCAGTCCTGTAGGAACATCTGCATTTGTTTTTGGATATGCTATACAGTTAAAGATATCAACATTCTTACCATCAGATATATCTACCTGCCTTGACTTAAGTAAGTAAGGATGTGAATGGTCTATAGCATTTAAAGAAGTTCCCTTTGCTTGCCATGATGCCCATAAGTTCTCAATCTTACAGGGTAGCATTGACCGATAGGTGCTAATGTAGTTTTGCCAAATTGTCATGAACCATAACTAAATTCGTTTTGTGCAATCTCATCCAATGCTTGCATTACTTCATCAGTAAAGTAAGTCTCTGGATCGGCAAGGATCTGTTTAGCATAGATCTTCTTACCATTCATTTCATATCTACCTGCTACATTCTTCCATAGTCCTCCAATCTCACCAAGTTCTAGAAGACCATAATACTTATCAAGACCACGCTCATCATAATAAAGACGTATCTCAACAGTTTTATTCTCTTTACTTAAACGTGATTTGTGAGTCTTTGCTTTGATAATGTTTCCAATGATATCTTTTCCATCTTTTTCTTTCTTCTTGCTGAGATATATGATTGTACTCGCTGCATATTTGAGTCCACTACCTCCCCCCATTTCTTTTGTTGGAACATAAGCTCCGATGACATCATACGTGTGATTCGTGACAATGAGTGGAACATTCGCTT